TCCATACTTTCACTAGTCGAAAGCTTCCAGAATGAAGAAGAGAGAAAGTTAATGGTCAAAATGGCTAACATGCAAAAGAAAGCCATCAAAGAAGAAGCTGATCACCTTGAATCAATGAATGAGTGGAAATCTAGAATCTTAGGTATATCTAAAAGTGATGTCATCTAACTTTAAATGCAAAGTGTGTCATGAGGAATTTGACACTGAAAAAGGTTTACATATACATTTAAAAAAACATAAAATTGATTTGGCTACATATTATACCACATATTACCCAAGGAAAAACCTATTAACTGGAGATCCGTTACCGTTTAAAAATAAAGAAGATTATTTTAATAAAGACTTTTCAACTAGACAACAGTTAATAAAGTGGTGTATGTCTCAACCTAAAGAAGTTGCTGCAGAATATGCACTAACAAAATTAAAACAAAGAGTTGATGAAAAAAGTTTAAAGTATGCCCCAAATCATTTAGAATTAGCTATATCTAAATTGCCAAGTATTGATGTATTTAAGTATGCCTGTGGATCCTATAATGAGGCATGTAAAAGAATAGGTCTAAAGCCATTATTTGGTAACAATATAGATCAGTCATTTTTTGATGATGATAAGCATTTTGAAGATTTGAAAATCTTTATAGACACTAGAGAGCAAAAACCTTTAACTTTTAATGTGTCCGAAGATCTAAAACTTGATTTCGGCGATTACACTGTTGGGGGTGATGATTATAATTATACATATATAGATAGAAAATCTGATACTGACTTTAAAGGAACTTTATCGGGTGGTCTAGCTCGATTTAAAAGAGAACTTAAACGTGTAAAAGATTTTGACTCTTATTTGTTTATCGTTGTAGAAAGTGACTTAAACAGATTATATGTCAATAATAAATTTGGCCCTCATAAATCTAATCTAGAATTCGTTTACCACAATATGAGATTGATAACTCATGAATTTGCAGGACATTGCCAATTTGTATTTACGGGTACTCGCGCTAATTCTCAATCTGTAATACCTAAGATCTTAAAGCTGGGAAAGAAGCTTTGGAATGTAGATTTACAATACCATATCGATAAACATGGCTTGGAGTGAAGGTAATCAAAGTCGTCGAGCAAAGGACGATATTAATCAAGAAATATTAAATTTAGAAGGTTTTTTAGACGAAAACGAAGCTAAGCAGAATTTATATAAATTCTTAAAAGACAATATCACATTTACAACAAGTTTAATTGGAGGTGTAGATTTGTTTCCTTTTCAACATATGGCTATTAAGGCTATGTTTGAAACTGATTATTTTATGGGGGTATGGAGTCGTGGTATGAGTAAATCATTTACTACGGGAGTATATGCATTTCTAGATGCCATATTGCACCAGGGAGTAGAGATTGGTATATTGGCAGCATCGTTTAGGCAATCAAAACAGATTTTTAAGAAAATTGAAGATATCGCTGCTAAGCCAGAAGCTAGAATGTTAGCTAATTGTATAACCAAAAAATCCAAAAGTAATGATGAATGGTTGATGGAAATTGGAAGAAGTAGAATCAGAGCTCTGCCTTTGGGTGATGGCTCTAAACTTCGTGGTTTTCGTTTTCATAGAATAATTATTGACGAGTTTTTATTGATGCCTGAGAGAATTTACAACGAGGTTATCGTTCCTTTCCTTTCTGTTGTTGAGAATCCCACTCAAAGAGAAGATTTATATAACCTCGAAACTAAATTGATCGAGCAAGGCAAAATGACTGAAGAGGAGAGGTATATTTGGCCAAACAATAAGTTGATTATGCTGTCGTCTGCCAGTTACAAGTTCGAATACATGTATAAACTATATACTCAATTTGATGATTTAATTCAAAATCAGACTGACAAAGCTACTAGATGTATTATGCAGTTTTCATATGATTGCGCACCCAAACAATTATACGATCAAAATTTGATTACTCAAGCAAAAGCTACTATGAGTCAATCTCAATTTGAGCGTGAGTTTGGAGCATTATTCACAGATGACAGTTCGGGCTACTTTAAAACATCCAGAATGGCTGCATGTACTGTGGTAGACGGAGAAGATCCTCATGTAGAGATTAAGGGTAATCCAGAAGATGAGTATATATTAGCATTTGACCCTTCTTGGTCAGAAAGTGAAAGTAGTGATGATTTTGCTATGCAGGTCTTAAAGTACCATAAAGATAGAGGTACATCTACCTTGGTTCACTCTTATGCTATGTCTGGCACACCCTTACGGGATCATATCTTTTACTTTTATTATTTGATTACCAACTTCAATATCATTTCAATCGTTGGAGACTACAATGGCGGAGTGCAATTTATTAATGCTGTTAATGAAAGTGAATTATTCAAATCTAAAAGTATTAAAATTAAAACTATTGATGGCGAATTTGATAAAATGGATAACTACAAAGAAGAGTTAAGGAATGCCAAATCACAGTACAACAAAAAAGATCATAGATACTTAATACTACGCAAACCTACATCTGATTGGATTAGAAGAGCAAATGAATTACTGCAAGCTAATTTTGACCACCGCAGGATATGGTTCGGTTCGCGAGCTATAGATGACTCCTACAATAAACAAAGAGCTAAAAAAATACCTATTGATAAATTAAAGTTTTTAAGATTATCTGACGACGAACAAAAACAAGCTGGAGCAGCGAAAATGATAGATTTCATTGAGCATCAATATGATATGATTAATATGACCAAGAATCAATGTGCCCTAATTCAAATTACCACTTCCCCCCAAGGCACGCAAACTTTTGGATTGCCCGCAGAACTAAGAAGGCAAACTGGACCTGATAAAGCTCGTAAGGACTCTTATTCTGCATTGGTGCTAGGTAGTTGGATGGTAAAAGTATTTCATGATATGAATAATGTGCAAGCCGAGAAAGTGTATTCTGGTTTCACTCCAATGTTCATAAGTTAACTTTTAACTTTTGTAGACTTTTACTTTAACTTTGTGTATTATAGTTTGTGAAAGAAAAAAGAAAGTATACAAAAAGATCTCAATACTGGGAAAAATTTAAAAGCCAAGAAAAGCCAATTGAAGACATTCTTCAATCAATAGCTAGTTTGGACACCGTGCCAGAAACTGCTGGTGACAGTTTTTATGTACAAACTTCTTCAGCTCATAACAGCAATAGAAATGTTCAATATACTGGCCACACTACTACTCGAAAAAACTCAATATATGCCAAAGATAAGGCTAACAAGTATGTAAACATTCGATCTGGGCTATTGCCATACGATTACTCTGGTGACGGAGTTAATGTTCGCGATGCTATAGAATTGTGTCAGAAAGCATATGCTAATATAGCTATATTTAGAAATGCTATAGATATTATGGCTGAATTTTCGAACTCACCTATATATCTAGAAGGAGAAAACGAAAGATCTAAAAAATTTATCGAGGGTTGGTTAAAAAAAATCAATATCTGGAACATTAAAGATCAGTATTTCCGTGAGTACTATAGATCAGGTAATATCTTTCTATATAGAGTAGATGGAAAATTTAATAATGAAGATCTTTTAAAATTAAATTATGTATATGCTTCACAAACATTAAGTCCTGGAGAAATTCCAGTTAAATATATCCTTTTAAATCCATACGATATAGTTGCAGATAAAGCTACAGCATTTGCGGATGGTGTTTATCAAAAAGTTTTATCTGATTATGAGCTAGAGAGACTTAGGGATCCGAAGACAGAAGAAGATAAAAAAGTATTTGATTCATTGGCTCCAGAACTGAAAAAACAAATTAAAGATGGAGCTTGGCCTCGAGATGGAGTTAAAATTGAATTAGATCCAGAAAAAATAATTTATTCATTTTATAAAAAACAAGATTACGAACCTTTTGCTATTCCTTTTGGTTTTCCTGTATTGGATGATATCAATTGGAAATTAGAACTAAAGAAGATTGATCAAGCTATTTGTAGAACTGTAGAGAATGTAATACTATTAATCACAATGGGCGCCGAACCTGACAAAGGTGGCATTAATCCAAATAACTTAAAAGCAATGCAACAACTATTCAAGAATGAAAGTGTTGGTCGCGCTTTAATTGCTGATTATACTACGAAGGCGCAATTTGTTATTCCTGACCTCAACAAAGTACTTGGTTCTGAAAAGTATAAAATTGTAAACGAAGATATCAAGGAAGGTTTGCAGAATGTGATTGTAGGCAGCGAAAAGTTTTCCAATACCCAGGTAAAAGCTGAGATATTCTTGGAAAGATTAAAAGAATCAAGGAATTCATTTTTAAATGATTTTCTACAACCACAAATTAAAGAAGTTTGTCGCAATATGGGATTAAAGTCTTATCCTACTGCGAAGTTTGAAGAAATTGATATTAAAGATGAAGTTCAATTTCAAAGAGTTATTACTAGATTGTTGGAAATTGGAATACTTACTCCAGAGCAAGGCATTAAATCTATGCAAACTGGACTCTACCCAAATCCACGCGAACTTTCTCCAGCACAAGAACCTTATATCGAACAACGCGAAAAAGGCTACTACAATCCTTTGGTTGGTGGCATACCAATGATTGAAAGTGTGCAGTCTGAAAAAGATCGTGAAATTGCTGAAGAGCAACTTGAAATACAAAAAGAAGGTGTGCAAAACCAAAAAGAAGCGGTTAAACAAAAAAGCAAAGAAACACAAAACCAAACACAAAAATCTCCTGGCCGCCCAAATGGAACAACTCAAATTCCATTGCAAGCAGCAGAAACATACGGTAAAGACAATATTCAACAAACTATATATGATATAGAGGAATTTCAATCTTTTGCATGTGATAAATTTAAAGACACTAAGAACTTAAAAGAATTAAATGAACCAAATAAAGAATTAGTGTTTAAATTGTGTGAATCGGTTGTTTGTGCAAAAAATAAAAATCAATGGAAGCGTACATTTTCATCTTGCTTAAAAAATATTGATAACATTGAAAAATTATCAACAATGAGTGACGTTTTAGAAATTGCCGCCGAACATGAATTGACTGATTACCCATCCGCAATACTATATCATAGTAAAAATATAAAAAAATAGTGTACTTATAACACATG